CCACTATCAACTTGTCGAAACTATTTGTAGAGTAGATCCTTTTCAGGTTAACTTCCACAACCTAATGGACAAGAAACTTCATGATCAACATTGCTCAACACAAAACACATTACGCCAACTCGAAAAGGATCGAAGCCTCATCCGCAGGGGAGGTAAGAGCTCCACCAGCTCCAGTGGCAGTGACCTCAGCTTGAATAGTGTCAGTACCATTACAAGTAATGACAATCTGGCTAGACAAACTGTTGTTACTACTGCCACCAGGAGCACCTGGGTTTGCAAACTTCGAAACAGGACCATTGAAAGGAGAAGTGATAGCTGCACCATTCTTATAGAATTGCAGCGTAGCACTAAACGCCTCATTGGACGTGTCCTGCAATGACACCATGGCAGTAATTCGGTAGGCACCAGCAGGAGGTGTAAAAACACCAGCTGCAGAAGGGGCACCAATAACCAAACCATCAAACCACAAAGAGTCAAAAACAGTCGCCTTAGGAGTCGCAGTAGTATATGTAGTTGCAGCATGCTGGGTGTAGAACGATGAGCTCCGCACCTGCGTGCTTACATTAGCATTAAGCAACGTGGGCTTCTCGACATGGAAACGATAACGACAATGAAGCTCGCCAAGAACTCCGGTTCCGGCATTCCCGAGTGTTGCCACCCAGAGATTACCGCCGTCAAAGGTCTTGACATCTTCACCAGCAGGAACCTGGCCCGTCCGAATGAATTTACAATCGGCACGATTCACGCACTGAGGATCGATCCGAAGACCGGCATTCTCACAGGGCATAAAATCAGTATGGGGCATGATTTCAAGCTGTTGTTTCGTTGTTGGAGCTGGATTAGCAGGGTTGTAGTCAACAGACAAGATGACCTTTCCGGTTGTGCCATTCGCGGCAAACTCAGATACTTCTCTCTTGTAGTAAAACTCACAACCCACCATGCGCCACTCCGTCCAAAGGGCAGCCTCAACTGAACCCTCTGGGAATGTGAGCGCAAGGCCAGGCTGAATAGGGTATTTCGTAACACCAGGAACACTGGTGGAAGTTGTACCACTAATTTCAGCTATGTACTCATCAAACTCAACAATGTCCTGTTGAGCTCGACCACCGCGGAGATTGCTCCCAACAGAAGAAGAACCCATACTAAACATTCGTCTGCCATTCATCCCCGTAGGAATGTTGGCATTTCCTTGAGCAACAAGCCCGCCCGGATTTCCGCCCGGGCCACGGTTTCGGCGCCGGCCTTGAACCGGTTGCTTAGGTGATAACACCATAGGCACCCGTACCTGCGCCTGTTGTTTAGCTATTGCTTTATCACGTTGGCTCTGCGCCGCGCGCTGAGCCTTCGAAGGTTTGGTCTGTTGTTTTTGCATTGCAATCGATCAACTAAATCTTTTATGAGGCACGTTGTTACCTGTTCAACCTCATATAATTCGGCGGAAAGGAGAGTGGGTAAAAAAGTAACCCCACCCTCTAATCGCAAATGCAAGTTGAGGATTTCCACCTCAGACAAGCGACCACGTAACAGCAAAGACATCACGGAGGTTAGACGGACAGTCGACAAGTAATTGTCAATTATCTCTTCTACCTCCAAAAAGTCAATGCGCCATGGCCACAAACATATACGCAAACCAAGCAAATGAGCCAAACAACTTTCTTCGAAAGTGAGACTCTGTGTGGTCTTAACCCAATGCAGCGAGCTTCTCAACTTATCCAAATTCCCGGCAGCGACAAGCACATCACCGAGTTTCGGAACAAATCGACGCTTAAGAGTATGGGACAAAAAGGTTATTTCATGAGCAAAACGCGGAGCAAAACTATCAAAGGAAATGCGTACTCCATACCCCGCAAGGTATTCCGCAACATCTTTGATAGACACTTTCTCGCTATTAATACTCATAGCCAAATCATCACCATTAACTAATAACTCACAAACATCTTCAAATTCACACATCGTAAGCGCTTCGATAGCTTCAAAAACCACGCCCCACATGTATAACGAATTGTCATCTGACGTATTCTCCCATCCAGACTTATTATGCAACATTCTATGAATTACTCCACAGGCAATCACATCACCAGCATAGACGGCATCATACAACAACTCAACACAAGCATGATATCGTTCTGGCAGAAAAGCTTTACGCAATTCTCTGATTACACACGCAACACCAAGGTTAAATCTCTGATCACAGCCATCTCCATCGGCGTCATAGCAGTTTTGTAAGTTGCCCAAAGACAACACTGCCCGCACGAACTGGGGACCAGGAACAGATACACCAAGAGTCACAGGATGCTTACCAAAGTTCGCATGCAACTTTTGATTCTGCTTACTAAACATCATTTTGGAGCACAATAAATGAACAATGCCAGATGCGGAAAACCCTCGAGTCTTCTCATCTTCAACACGCTCTCTAGTGCGCAACTCATCTTTCAAAGTGAGTGTAAACGGCATCCACCGTTCTTCACCCATAACGACAGCACCTACCTCTGACTGAATCTCATCACCATGTTTCTGCAAAGCCTCAGCCTTGTCTGACGAATCATAGTAGTAAGGATAGCCAGCTGATTTCTCAAAGTTTAACAACTGCACTGCCTCAGCATAATCAGTGACATTATCACCCCACCACATCTGACTCAACTCTCCACGAAGGTACGAGAACATCTTGTTCAACTTCACATCGGGATAGGAATACAGAGGGTCTAGGGCTTTAGTCACAGATTTACTTAATGCAATTTCAGTCATTTTACTCGGCAAATACTTATCGTTATCACAGTCACCGCCAAGCATAGGCATTGGCTTGAAGTGACTCTTCCCGATAGGGCGATAGGGCACATAACCTAAAACTGGCAACGGCACTATTGCACGCTGCGATCTACACATTGGACGCGGGAAATACCTCGCTCCAATGTGCGAAATCAGTTTTTTGAAATGAGCTCTAGAAGAGACTCGGTCACTGGTATGGCCAAGTTCGTCTTCTTCTTATCTCCTTCCGAAAAGTGGATGCCCACAACACACCCATTGGTATTGACATAAGCCCCTCCACAATCACCCTTTTCCGATGAGCAAGTACTACGCATCTGGGTGCCGAATGCTCCTTGTTCAGAAGCACAAACGACATTACCCGTTGATTGCTTTCCTTTAGCACAAAGAAGTATCACCTCAATATCCGCCTTCGGGATTTCGAAATGAGCCTTGGTGAGAGCTTTGGGAGTCCCATTGTATGCTTTGCACAAAATAAGGTCAGCATTACCTGAAACCTTTTCTTGGGCAACCACAGTCTTGGGATGATCTTTGCCACCAAAAGCGAAACGATCACAAAGTTCATAAGCGTGCTTATTGACCAGAATCCCAGCATGGGTCGCTACAATCTGCGAGAGTTCAACTCCATCTTTCGACAAAGTAACACCCATAGCATTTCGAACGCGATCAACATCAATCTTGGGACTCTGAGCAATAAGGGCCTCACGCTTGTCTTTTGCGGTCTTTCCAGTGGGAACTGACGGTTTCGGACCCTGAACTTCCATCACACAACTATCACAATACGGACATAACGGCACCTTGTGCCACGTCAACGTATACTTGCAAGACGTGCAAACGTACTTCTTTTCAGGATTCGTTCCGGCTTCAAATTTACCCTTACACGGCTTCGAAGTTACAAACTTGGCATGCTCACGCACATCAATTGATTCGAAGGGTTCTTCAGGTTCATAATTCACCGAATCGGCAGGACCTTCACGAATGTCAACTTCATGCTCTACGAGCTTTCCGTTAACCATCGTGGTCCACATCCAATAACCATCAGGCAAAGGTCCAGAACGAGGGGTCACTGCATCACCATTGTGGTACATGTCAAGGATGTCTTCCGTTTTATCGTAAACAACCCAAGCACGTCGACCACCGTGATGACGGGCGCCTCGATTTCGCTTATTCTTACCACGGTTTCCACCCTTAGATTCAAGGAGGTTACGACGGTGAAAATAGCAAAACAAGACGACTCCTGCGACAACAGCAACGAGGAACCAACCAATCTTCTTGGCATGGGTACGAGCCAGTGTTCTCACACTCGTAACAAACGTAGCCATAGTTTCCATAAAAGAAAGGTCAGCTTCAAGAAGTCCAAGGCCAGGGTTACCAGCAGGAACTGGAACCGCAGCGTTGTCATCAGGATCAGCAACAGGCATCATTCCACCGATCAGGCGAACCAAATCGGCGATAATGTTCGGTCCATACAAATCGCCACTACGAAGATAGGAGCCAACCTCAGCGATCGCAGCTACTGCCGCACCAGCACGAATGCCAATGGACAATAACGAAGCGAACGTCACGCCAGGTGCAGCTTCCAAATTCCTCTTCTGTCGACGCAAGTACATGTACACAGCGAAGACCACAGAGCCAAACACAACAACATCGAAGTTATCATACCACCAGAACATAATGTCGAGCCACACTGCACCAAACCAACGCTGAGGGTATGCAAGCATACGCAAAACAGGGTTGGATTGCACCAGATGATTGGCCGCAATACGACGAATATTACGATACACTCGAGTTGCACGTGCCCAATCAGGGATCACACGCTCTCCACGAGACTTACGGAACAAATAGTAGCAAGCAACGGACAGAACACAAC